CAACTTTGAGCTGCAGAAGCACCTGAGGGGGAAATGACGTGGCCGATCAAGTCGACGAGCCGTTCAGTCTTGAGCAGCTTTATCACGCCATCGAACAACGTATTCAGGACCATTTGCCATGGGTGCAGACGGTGGCCATATGGCCGAATGACTTGGATCGTTTACCACTGCCGGCGGTGCTGATCGAGCTGGCCGAGATGGAACCAGGCCTCGATCCGGGAACAGGTGAAATCGGCTTGGCCTGCAAGTTCGAGGCGCGGGTGATCACCGATCCCATTCAGCCGGATCACCATCAACAGGCGGTGTTTCTGGCTGGCCACCTCGCCGCGCTGCTGCGCATGCAGAGCTGGGGTATGGCGGTCGAACCGGCGGAGTTCGTGCAGGCCATGCCGGACTGGACCAAGCCCGAGCTGGACGGTTACACCGTCTGGGTCGTGGAGTGGACGCAACAGATCTACCTCGGTGAGGCCGAATGGCCATGGCCGGATCAGCCACCGGGCACCCTGGTGCTGAACATGGAGCCGGGCGATGGTCCGTTCCGTCCGGAGGACGTGTTGTGAGTTCGGCTTATGTCGCCGCACAGCACGACCGCATGCTCGCCGGTCTGGTCAAGGACTGCTACGTGGTCGCGGTGGATCTCGCCGCATCGCCTCCGGTGTGCCGCGTCTCGGACGGTGAATGGGTCAGTGGCTGGGTGCGTTGGCACAGCGTCGCCGCAGGCAAGGCACGCCACTGGCGAGCCCCCAGCATTGACGAGCAAGGCACCTTGATCAGTGCCAGCGGCGACGTGGCACAAGGCACGTTCATCCCCGGTCTGTACGGCAACGGTGGACCGCCGCCAGACAACCGCGATCACGTCGAAGTCTGGCGTTTCGACGATGGCGGATCCCTGATCTACGACTGGCAGGCAAAAAGCTACAGCATCACCCTGCCGACGGGCATGGTCACCATCAATGTCGGGGCGACCCAGGCCGAGATTACCGATGACGCTGTGACGGTGAAGTCGGCCACGATCAATCTGCAGGGCGCGGTCAACATCAAGGGGCCGGTCAACATCGACGGCACGCTGCACGCCTCGCAGGACATCACCAGCGACGGCGCGATTCTGGATACCACCGGCAACAGCAACCACCACAAGCATTAGCGAAACCTTTAACCCAGCCCGCCGAGTGCGGGCTTTTTCATGGCTGGAGCATTCATGAGCAAACCAAAAAATGATGGAGAAACGCAGGACCCGCATGAAGGGGCGCCAGTACCTGGGCTGGTCCCACTGACTCAGGGTTTCCCTGGTAATGCGTCTGCGCGGGTCACGACGTTCCGCGACACTCTTTACACCTCACGCACGGTCATCCTTCCGGACGGCCGCACGTTGGCCGTGGCGAAGAGCAAGGTCTCGGTCGACATCTCCGATGAGGTCGCGTTGACCTGCCTCAAGAACCACGCCGAGTTTGAGCCCCTCCAGGAGTAATCCCGATGATCGGAATGGATCGCCACACCGGGCAGCCCATCTCCGGCATCGAGCATCTTCGTCAATCAGTTGCGGACATTCTCGGCACGCCGCTGCTGAGCCGCCGCGAACGCCCGGAGTACGGCAGCAAGTTGCGGCGCATGGTCGACCTGCCCATCAACGAAGGCTGGAAAAGCGCGGCGCAGGCCGAGGCCGTGCGGGCGCTCAACCGATGGGAGCCTCGGCTCAAGCTGGAGCGCGTCGTGGTGGTCTCCGTCCTGGGCGGTCAAATCAATTTCAGAATCAGCGGCGAATACCTCGGTGAGCGCGGCACGTTGGAGGTGTGGGTATGAGCACCCTGATAGATCTGTCGGAGCTGCCGGCCCCCGATGTGCTGGAACCGTTGGACTTTGAGGATACGTACAGCGAAGCGCTGGGTGTGTTCCGGGGGCACATGGGCCAGAACTGGACGGCCTCGCTGGAAAGCGACCCGGTGACCAAGCTGCTGGAGGTTGGCAGCTACATCAAGCTTGGCAACCGTGCGCGGGTCAACGACGCGGCCAAGGCCCAATTGCTGGCCTATGCCACCGGTGCCGATCTGGATCACCTGGCCGCCAACGTCAATCTGAAGCGCCTGGTGATTCAGGCTGCGGATCCGCTGGCCGTGCCACCGGTTGCGGCAGTGATGGAATCTCATGATGCGTTGCGCGAGCGCATCCAGTTGGCTTACGAAGGTCTGACCACGGCCGGCCCGCGCAACAGCTACATCCTTCATGCACGCAACGCCTCGGCGCTGGTCGCCGATGCCACGGCGGAAAGCCCGGCGCCGGCCTGTGTCGATGTCACGGTGCTGGGGCTGGAGGGCGACGGCACGGCCGGGCCGGAGCTTTTGGCCTTGGTCGCGGCGGCTGTGAACGATGACGACGTGCGACCGGTCGGCGACCGGGTCACCGTGCGCGGGGCGGAGATCCTGCGTTACCGCGTCGACGCCGTGCTGCACATGAGAGGCGCGGGCCCGGAGAACGACGCGGCACTGACTGAGGCAATTCGTCGATTGGAGGCCTGGATCAATCCACGGCGCCGACTGGGCGTCGAAGTGGCCCGGTCCGGTGTCGACGCGCAGCTGCACGTCGCCGGTGTCGGTCGGGTGGAATTGATGGATTGGCAGGATCTGAAACCCACCAAGGCACAGGCCGCGTTTTGCACGGGTTACACCGTCGTGCTGGGAGGTTGAATGCGCAGTCTCCTACCGCTCAACAGCACTCCCCTGGAACGGGGTATCGAGGCGACGTTCGCCGAGACCACACTGATCCCGTTACGGACGCTGTACAACCCCGACACCTGTCCGGTGCACTTGCTGCCGCACCTGGCCTGGGCCTGGTCGGTGGATCGCTGGGATCCAGCGTGGCCAGAGTCGGTCAAGCGCGCCGCGATCAAGGCCTCGTTCTACATCCACAAGCACAAGGGCACCATTGGCGCACTGCGGCGGGTGGTCGAGCCGCTGGGTTACCTGATCGAGGTGTTGGAGTGGTGGCAGACCGTGCCGGAGGGCGTGCCGGGCACCTTCGCCCTGAAGGTCGGCGTACTCGACACCGGCATCACCGAGGACATGTACCTCGAACTCGAACGCCTGATCGATGACGCCAAACCCGTCAGCCGGCAACTCACCGGCCTTGCCATCAGCCTTGAAACGCAAGGCGACCTGAACATTGCAGCGTCCCTCTACGAAGGCGACGAGATCGACGTCTACCCGCCAGTGATGCGTGACATTGAAGCCACGGGCAGCTTCGGCGTGGTCGGGCGCGAACACACCATCGACACTCTGGACATCTATCAATGACTGATGCGAATTCTCAGTTCTTCGCCATCCTCACCAAGGTAGGGATGGCCAAACAGGCGAATGCCGACGCGCTCGGCATTCCCTGGAAAATCACCGACATGGGCGTGGGCGATGCCAACAACATCGACCCAGTCGTCCCCAGTGAAGCCCAGACCAAGCTGATCAACGAATGGCGGCGCAAACCGCTAAATCGGCTCTTCATTGACCCGGTCAATTCGGCGGTGATCATCGCTGAACAGATCATACCGGCCGATGAGGGCGGCAAGTGGATCCGGGAGATCGGTCTGTACGACGCGGACGGTGACCTGGTGGCGGTGGCCAACTGCGCGCCGAGCTTCAAACCGCTGCTATCACAAGGTTCGGGCCGCACGCAGATTGTGCGTATGAACTTCATCGTCACCAGCACCGGAAACATCCAGCTCAAGATTGATCCGGCCGTGGTGCTGGCCTCTCGGGCCTATGTAGACGCGGCCATTCTGGAAGTGCTGCCGAAGAACAAGACGCCGGGCCAGTTCACGCGGGTCAAGGTCAACGACCGCGGCCTTGTGGTGGAGGGGGATAACCCGAGCACGTTGGCCGGCATGGGCATCACCGATACCTACACCAAGACGCAGATCGAGGCGATGATTGCCCAGGCCTCAGCGTTGCCGGTTGGCGTCATGGCGCCGATTCCGGTCGACAAGATCCCACCCGGGTTTCTGGAGCTTGATGGTTCGGTCAAGAGTATTGCGGTTTATCCCGATCTGGCGGCGTTCCTCGGCACGCTCTTCAACAAGGGTGATGAGGGCGCCGGCAATTTCCGCTTACCCGAGTCGCGTGGCGAGTTCCTGCGGGGCTGGGATCATGGGCGCGGCGTCGATGCTGGACGGGCAATTGGTAGCTGGCAAGACCATGCGTTTCAGAATCACTTGCATGCTCTGCGGCAAACAGTAACGACTGCTACCCCTTCGGGCACGGGTCTGGCGGTGGTCATCAGTGGAGCGGGTACTGGCGGCAACTCTGACGTACCAATGACGGGCAACGTTGGTAGCGAAACCCGTCCTCGCAACTTGGCGATCATGTGGTGCATCAAGGCCTGGAACGCGCCGATCAATCAGGGAAACATCGACATCGCCGCTCTGGCGGCGCTGGCGACGCAGGCCACGGAAGTTAAGTTGGGTACGGCCAAGATCGCCACACAAGTGCAAACCGATACCGGCACCAATGACGCGACAATCGTCACGCCGGCCAAGCTCAAATTCGGCTTTTCCGCCACATTCGCAACCACCGGCTGGATTCGTCTTCCAAGTTGGCTGGGTGGTTTAACCCTCAGTTGGCAGCAGGTGACGGCGTCCTCCGCAGGTCTGACCGTGGCGCTTCCGATTGCTGTGGCCAATAAGTTTTTGGGTACATGGGCGCAGCACCTCGGCCCCAAGGGTGGCCCGGTTTACGCCACCAGCATGAGTTTTGACGACGCTGCAAAAAACACGGTGAACGTGACTAGCTCGGTCAGCGGTGCAGCGGCATTCACCGTTTTCGTCTTGAGTAACTGAGGTCTTTCGATGCATACCTATTCGCCATCAACCGGGGCGTTCAACGCCCAGTCTGAAGACAATGTGCAGCTCTCCAATCAGGAGTTTCAGGCCCTGTTTGCAGCCCAGTCGTCTGGCAAACAAATTGTCCCTGGTCCGGAAGGAAAGCCGATAGCGACCGATCCTGTGCCTTACACCCGTGAGCAAATCGAGCGCCTGCGTAACGCGGCTTACTCCGATATTCAAACCGGTACCGACCGGCTGTTCGCCGAAGTCAGTCGTCTGAAACTGATGAACGAGCCGGGCTGGGAGGATGCCCAGGCGCGAGCGGTGGCGCGCTATCAGGAAATTCAGGCCGAGTTTCCGTGGCCTGAAGATCCTGAACCGGAGCCCAGCCAAGCCCCATAGACGCCCCACACTACTGGGGCGTTTTCTTTTCCACAACCTGCAACACGAACATCCCTGACGGCCTCGCTCATGCGGGGCTTTTCTGTTTCTGGAGATCGACTCTATGAGTTTTTTTCACGGCGTCACGACCACAGCGGTCGATACCGGCGCGCGCACCATCACGTTACCGTCCTCGTCGATCATCGGCTTGTGCGACACCTTCACTCCCGGCTTGCTCGGCGGCGGCACCGCCAAGGCCGGCGAACTCAAACTGATCACCACCGAGCGCGAAGCCATCGCGGCGTTCGGCGCTGACTCCGCGATCACCAAAGCCTGCAAGGCGATCTACGCCAAGGCCAAGGCGGTGATCGTCGCCATCGGTGTGCCGAAGATGGACGACCCGGCGCTTCAGACTTCGGCGATCATCGGTGGCGTCCTGGTGTCAGGTCAGCGTACCGGCCTGCAGGCGCTGCTCGATGGCAAAAGCCTGTTCAATGCCCAGCCGCGATTGCTGATCGCACCAGGTCATTCGGCCACTCAGGCGGTGGCCACGGCCATCGACGGCCTCGCGCAGAAGCTTCGAGCCATCGGCGTCATCGACGGACCGGGCACCACCGACGAGGCCGCCATGGCCTACGCCAAGAACTTCGGCAGCCGCAACCTGTTCATGGTCGACCCCGGTGTGCAGTACTGGGACACCGAAGAAAGCAAGACAGTCGATGCGCCTGGTTCGGCATGGGCAGCGGGTCTGTTTGCCTGGACCGATGCGACCTACGGTTTCTGGGCCTCGCCCTCGAACAAAGAACTCACCGGCATCACCGGTACCACCCGCGCTGTCGAGTACCTGGACGGCGACGACACCTGCCGGGCCAACCTGCTCAACAACGCGAACATCACCACGATCATCCGCGACGACGGTTACCGCCTGTGGGGTAATCGCACACTGTCGAGCGACCCGAAATGGGCGTTCGTCACCCGCGTGCGCACGCTGTTCATGATCATGGATGCGGTGCAGGCCGGGCACAAATGGGCAGTCGACCGCTCGATCACCAAGACCTACGTCAAGGACGTCACCGACGGCCTGGAAGCGTTCATGCGCGACCTGAAAAATCAGGGCGCGGTGATCAACTTCGAGGTGTTCGCCGATGAGGAACTGAACACGGCCAGCCAGATCGAGCAGGGCAAAGTGTTCTGGCGGATCCGCTTCACCGACGTGCCGCCGGCCGAGAACCCGAATTTCCTTTTTGAGGTCACCAACCAATGGATGACTGAAGTGCTTGAGCCTGCCTAAGGAGGCCTCCTGATGAAACCTGAAGTTTTGTCCAATTGCGCGGCGTTTATCGACGGCGTGAGTTTTGCCGGCGAGGTGCCAAGCCTGACCCTGCCCAAGGTCGTGCTGAAAACCGAAACCTACCGGGGCGGCGGTATGGCCGGCGAGATCGAGATTCCGGTCGGGGTGGAAAAGCTCGAATCCGGCTTCACCACCAACGGGGTGCGCCGTGAGGCATTGAAGTGGTTCGGGCTGTCCGACCGCACGGCCTGCAATGCGGTGTTTCGCGGCACCTTCAAGGGCCTCCAGGGCAAGGTCACCTCGGTCATCGTCACCATGCGCGGCGGACTGAAAGAGGTCGACATGGGGGACTGGAAGGCCGGTGAAAAAGCCGAGACCAAACACAACATGGCGCTGACCTACTACAAGCTCGAAGTCGGCGGCCGGGTGGTTTACGAGATCGACATGGTCGGCATGGTGCTGGTGATCGACGGCGTCGACCAGCTCGCAGAAGAACGTTCGGCCCTGGGCCTGTAAGGAATACGCAATGACTCAAGCAATTCAAACGACACCCGAACAGCCACTCCCTAAGTGGATGGAACTCACCGAGGAAGGTTTCCGAATCAGCCTCAAGTACCCGACCGAACTCAACGGTGTTCAGGTCGACCGCCTGGCGATGCGTGCACCTTGCGTGCGGGATGTACGGGCCGCGCAAGCGGCCTCCAACGGTGATGCCGAGCAGCGTGAACTGTCGCTGTTTGCCTCGTTGACCCAGACCCCGGAGACGGATTTGGTCGCGCTCAAAATGGTCGATTACATGCGTCTGCAGGCCGGGTATTTTCGTCTGGTCACGGACGACTAAATGCGACGGAACCACGTTGAAGATGCTGGCCACACGCATGGCCCGGGAGAGCGGATTCTCGGCTGCCGAGATCCTGGCTATGCCCTTCAACGAACTGGTCTGGTGGCTCTCCGATTGAGCCACTCAACCCCACCGACGCATAAGGCACGCACATGGCGAAGAACCTCGCGCTCGGCTTTGTCATTGGCGGCGCCGTCGATCCGACGGTAGGCAAAGCGTTCAAGGACGTCGAAAGCAAGATCAAGCATCTGGACAGCGTGGGCAGCAAGGCCCGCGTTTTGCAGAACACCATCGGCGACACCATGCGTCTGCGCGAGGAATGGCGCAAGGCACACATGACCGGTGCCGCCGGTGCGGACAAGCTGCTGAGCAAATACGAAAAGAACCTCGAACTGCTCAAGAAACAGGGCGTCGAGGTCGGCCGTCTGAGCAAGGCTTACGCCACGATGGGGCGTGTGGCCGCTGGGGCCGAACTCAAGGCGCTCGGGCATCGGCAAATCGAGGAGGGGCGGTCGGGTCTGAAAAGCACCCTGGGTCAAGCGGGTGCGCTGACTGCTGCAGCGGCCATTCCGACCAAGGTCAGTGCCGATTACGGCGCGATCATTCGCGACATCGCGATCAAGGCCAACATTGCCAACTCGCCGGAAGAGTCGCAGTTGTCCAGAACCGTGATCGACACCTCACGCGATACGGGCATGGCACGCAATCAGGTGGCTGAAGTGGTCAATGCCCTGGTCGGCGCTGGTATGGAGCTGGACAAGGCCCTGGCCTATGCACCGACAGCGGCCAAGTTTGCCGTGGGCCAGGGATCGGAAGGCACCGAAACGGCCAAGATGATCAACGCCCTGGGGCAGAACGCCAAGATCACGGACCCCAAGGTCATGCAGCAGGCACTGGAAGCCATCGCCTATCAGGGCCAGGCAGGCAGCTTTGAGGCCGTCGACATGGCCAAGTGGTTTCCTGAACTGCTGGCGGGCATGGGCAAGCTCGGCATCACCGGCATGGACTCGGTGACGCAGCTGGGCGCGATGCTGCAGGTGCAGATGAAGACGGCCGGCGGTTCGGACGAAGCGGCCAACAACCTGAAAAACTGGATGGAGAAGATCGGCTCCGGTGAGACGGTCAAGGCCTACGAGAAAGCGGGTATCGACTACAAGAAGTCGTTGCAAACCGGCCTGCAGAACGGCAGGTCCACGCTGGAATCCAGCTTTGCCCTGGCCCAAAAATACATCGAGGCGACCGATCCGAAGCGGGCCGCCGAGATGGCCAAGGCTACGGCGGCGATCAGTAAGGAGGCCGATCCCGAGAAAGCCAAGGCCATGATGAAGTCGCTGGAGGAGGCTTTGCGTACCGGTGATCTGTTCGCCGACATGCAGGTCAAGGCCGCTTTGACTGCGTACATGCAGAACAAGGATCTGTATGAACAACTGAAAAAGGACTCGGCCGACGCGACCGGGATCCTCGACAAGAACCTCGCCGAGCGCCGGCAGACATCTGCGCAAAAATGGTCCGAGATGGCCCAGTCCATGGACGACGCCATGCGCAGCATCGGCGATGCGATTCGGACCATTTT